GCATGAGGCAAAAATGAAAATTGGAACACTATTCACAAAAGATGACATCCTTCGGGGGATAACTTCTCAAAATATTCAACAGTTTGCTAATTACGGGATAGATTTCATTATCGTTGACATTGATCCCAGTAAGGATTTCAATGACATTGAAAGGATTGTTGGAGAAATACAGGGAAACAAGATGGAAGCAGGCCTTATCTTTTCTCCAACTTGGAGGAATCAATTAGTCAACCTGGTCCCGACCATCGAGTTAGTGCAAAAAATGCACATACTCCGCATTTTTGTGCGAATTTACGAAGGTGGCAGCACAAATCCTGATAATATTGTTGAAATTCTTACTCGGTTCGTGGCTGCCATTGATTACCCATTGAAAATTTGTATTTATGGAGCCCTCACAAGTCCAAATATGCCAACTACGGCGCTTGGACGTGTTTTTATAGGACTTCAAAAACGGATTGGCGCCGAGAATCTTTTCTTTTCGCCTCTTTTATCGTGGAAAACGCTTGGCCAATCGAATAAACGCGGATACAAGCAGACTCCGGGTGTTTTTATTGGCGGTTGCTCCGAAGGCGAACTAACAACCACCCTAGACACTCTTGACAAAGTCTACAATGAGGCATTTCTGTTTCCTTATATGTCTATTCTTGGTCACCCCATCAAAGACACAATGGAAATTGGCAATACGATGGTTTGTATCCGTTCTACCGCCATTCGTTCGAGTCCCTCGATGGGGGCTTCTATTCTGGGCCGCCTGAAAGAGGGCGATAGGGTAAATATCCTAGAAATACTAGAGACAGATCGCAGAATGTTTGGTAAAATTGAAGACGGTTGGATCATTATCTCGATTGGTTCTGAGGCCAACCTGAAAGAAATCTAATAGGAGACAGAAAATGAATACAAGATTAAGAAGTAGATCGTCAATAGACAGGAAGAAGAAAAAATCAATTCGGGACGTCGTGGGCGTAATAAATGATCAGGGTTGGCGTCGAGGGGTGCTATTAGCAATCGATGGTATGAACTCGGGCCTAAAAGGTTTCGGCATTATTGGCGGAGTCCTCCTGGCTTCTTTGGCCGATTGGGTTCTCGGGGCTATCACACTTCAATATTTTTTCACAACGGGTGTGCCTTTCGGAAGCTGGACAATTCCCCCCGAGGCGATTGCTTGGGCAATATCTTTTGCCGCCTGGGGTATTCAGTTGCTGATCTGGGACGTGATTATCTCCGGTAGTTATAGTGTCGCGTCGAAGCTTTTTCTTATCGTGGGTGTATTATTCTTTGTGGTGCCAGATACGATCGTAGACAGCACCTCGATCTACTTCTTGACAGCCGGGGCAAATCCGATGAAGGATATAATGCCGCCTTCCGTTTTCTCGATGTTGTTCTATTCGGCGCTGATCATTATTATCATGCTGACCGGGGGCGCGGAGTTTTATATCGCGAATGCGCTAAAGGCTTTTCGCGTACCAACGAAAGAAGAGGAAGAGCCACGCTCGTTTCTTTATCCTCCTTCTTCTGTGAATTCAGTTAGGCCGCTCCGGGCAAATCCACGATCAATTGCCCCACAAACAGATGAAGAACTGTAAAAAACCAGGTATTTAGGAGACTCAAATGCCAAGAGACACACTATCAACTACTCCAGGGAAGATTATAGATGATAAAAACCGCGCCGAATTTGATCGCCGGGAAACAGTGATTTGTTTTCTATCTCATAAGATAAGTCCTGTTTGTCTTGAGGCGCAGGTAAATAAATTTGTCTATATATTCGATAGAACTGAGATAGAACCGATACGCAATGAAATGATTGCCAATCGGCCAATGCCAGTAGACTTCAATGACGTTATATTGGCGCTTGAAAATTGGGCGAATGCCAACGCGCTCTTCCGTGACTGGCAACGGAGTCGCTAATGTCGCAATTGTATTCCCTGTCTCCTGCCGAGGTGGAGATACTATCTGCCTCGGCCTCCAATCCTAATATCTTCTTTGATTATTTCTTTCGGAAGCCCGGGCAGGAACACGGGTGGTTACTGGATCACAATTTCGAGGAAGAGGGAAAATGGCAAGAAGAATTCTGCATGGCAAGTCAATCATTTATTATAGCTATCTGCGGAATAGCAAGCGGCAAAACATTAGGCACAATTATGTCTGCCGCCTATCACTCTGTCCTATCACAGTATTTTAAGTTCATGAATGTCGCACCGACAGCCAGACAATCTGTGTTCATGTATCAAATGCTATTAGATCAAGCAGAGGGAACCCCATTCGAAAAGCTGATTGTATCTAGCCCAAAACGACCATATCCACAAATTGCTCTGGAGTTTATGATTGGCAACAAGAAACATTCAGCAATAATGGAAATGACTTCACTGGGAGAAAGTGGCGATGCCACGCATATTTTCTCCTATCGAGGTGACTGGATTAACTTGGAAGAAGCTGGTCAAATGAGTGGGCTTGGAGAGATTGTTACAAACCTGGTCACTCGTCTTACCGGCAGCACCGCAGAAAACAGGCCATATCTAGGAAGATTGTCTATTATCTCGAACCCCTGGGATAATCCCGAACTATGGCAACTTTATGACATGGCGTTTGCTGACAAAGAAGACGGTTTGGTATTCAACATTGATACTAAGTATAATAAAAACACCACAGAAAAACAGGTGAAGTTCGCCCTGAAGATGATCCCCAAGGATCAACATAAGCGTTTCATGACTGGTGATCGCCCAGAGGGAAGGGGTAGTTATTTCCCATCAATAATTGTTGAACCATGTGCTGATATTGGTCAATCCGAGATTATTCTAAATGCAATTGCCAATAAAGAGGCTGGTTATGAGATGGAAACATTGCCACATATGGGCGCATTTTATATCAAACAGCCTCGTAAAAGTGACCACCAGTATTTTCTTATTGGGGATCCCGGGACCGGCGTTGCGCCGTCTAGGAATGCTCCTTGCATCATCGTCTTTGATGTCACAGAAGCGCCAATGACCAGTAGAATTGTCGCTTTTTGGTGGGGCAATGGCGGCGGTTCTATTATGCCATTTGTAACTCGCCTTGTGGAGTGGGTGGACTTCTACGGGCCCATCCTGGCGGCAGTAGATAATACAGGGCCTCAAAAGAGTACGGCAGAACTGATCAGCACTGACTATATCTATGATAAGAATAAATCAGTGGCATCAATAGTTGGCCTAGACTTCTCCGGTTCAAAGCGATACAGCTATTTGGTTGCCCTGCGGCTCTCATTGGAGGGACATATGATTTCATGGCCGTCCATCTGTACGGGAATCGCATCACAACTCAAGAGCTATGATCCGATACAGGATAAAATTCTCAACGGCAGACTTGCCCAGGATATTGTAGCCACTCTTGCCATGGGTATGTTCTCTATTCGGGCATATTATGGTGTATTTAGTATCAACAATGAAGAAAAAGATGAAAAAAAAGAAGAATTTGTGCGTCTCGCCCGGCGTTCTTCCAGGGGCAGTCAAAGACGCAGGAGGCGCGAGGCGTTGCCCAACGCAAGATGAAATATGATATACTTTGACAAAGGAAGCAAGAAATGAAGCAAGCTATTCTTCATAGGTATCTGTTAATTAGGGCCTTTCTCCAAAGGAGACTAGCACGAAAGGCTACGGCATTTGGCATGAAACTCTCACGAGCAGCCGATAAGATAGAACTGGACCTTGTCCTCGTCTCACATGGCGGTATCCCGCCTTTGCAAGAACGCGAGAGACGAAATATTGACAGGGATCAGAGAAAAGGAAGATAATATGGCAAGCACACTAGCAAGAGGCAAGGTGGCGCAGTTATGGTGCGCCACAGAGACAGATTCTCTCGTATTAAATCCAATCCTTGCGGAGAAGTTCGCGGAGTTACTGGATGAATATATCAAAGCTCTTCAATGGTGCGGCGGCAACGTTGATTTCTGCCCTAATGGTATAGCCAGAATGGGTTGGGTAAAAATCTGCCAACCGCTACTCAATCTATAAATTCCAACTTGGAGAAAATGATTTGACTTTTTAGAGAATACACTGTACAATTAGAATAGACAAGATCAAGAAGAGAGCAAACTAGATGATAGAAATTCATCCTGCTCTCTTTTTGATTCTATGTCTATATCATTCGGTTTCAATGCTCCGTTTAGCCTCCAGGACGTTCCGGGTTTTCCATATACTTATTATGTGGATCAACTGGATGCGTACAACGTTTTAGAGTCGTGGTACTCTGGGGAAATACTCGACGAGTACATAATAGACCAAGCTTCTAAGAAACAAATTGACAAGTATCCTATTAAGATCAATCCCTTGAAGGGAACTTGCGAAAGACACACTTCTGCGTTGTTCGGACAGACACTCGACAGTATCCGCTATGGGGGTATGCCGGTGAGAATACTAGCAGATGTCGAGAAGGGGAAGAAAAAAATTGGCAAGGTTGTAGAGAAAGCATTGCAACAGATTTGGACTGATAATGGCGGCGGTTCTCTGTTCGTTTCAAATGGGATTCTTTCTCAATATCTAAGAGGTTGTGTCTTTACCGCAAATTGGCTGCCCCTAGAGAAGAGAATTGGCATTTTTAATCCGGCCCCGAGTGAGTTTGTCGGATTTCCCAAAGGAACAAACTACTGGGACCTCAGGGAAGCATGGATTGTTAGGGAGATCGCCAAAGAGGATGTTAGGTCTTATAGGGTAGATGGCGGCATTAGCGAGAATGATAATAAATTCTATTACCTAGAACATTGGACAGAAGCCGAATACGAAGTCTCGATAAATGGGAGGACACTTCTCTTCGACGATGATAGTCCTCAAAAAGGTGCGAATGTATTTGGTATAGTGCCAATGACCTACATTCCACACATTCGTATCAAGAGCTTTCTTGGTACTTCTCTTATTACAGAGATGATAAAGGGGATCGTTCGAGAAATGAACCTGCGCTGGGCCGATACCGGTGATGCAGTCAGCGATGATAGTCACCAACCTATTGCAATGCGCAATATCAGAGGGGCTATCAAGGTCGAGAATATAGATGATCGCCCGGTAATAAACCTGGGTGGAACCACTGGCCTCGCCGGGAATGAGGCTGGCCCAGATTTGTTCTCGGTGTCACTGAAAACAGCCTCAGATGTGATGCTGAAACTTGGCGGCGAGTTGTACAATCTCTATCGCCGTGAAGCAGATCATCCAGCAGTCGCAGACGGAGAAGATGAGGGATCGCAACGCTCGTCCCTGACAATTTCTACCAGAATGTGGCCGCTGGTCTCACACGCAGAGATGGAACGCATATTCTGGACTGCCGGTCTGACAAAGTTCTCGAAGATCCTCTTGAAGATGATGGCCGTCAAAGGAATCAACGATGTCAAAGAGGAACATACCGAGACGCCATTGATCATCTCTTGGGCGCCAATGCTGCCAGTTGACCGTACAGCGCTTATCAACGAGGTTGGTATTCGCTCCAAGTATAAACTTGGAAGTCAGGAACATCTGATGTCTTTATTTGGCGATGTCCCTAATATTGATGAAGAAATGGATAAGATAAGAGAAGAACAAGCCGCCATGCCCAAATCGCAACCGCTTGGAGGCAATATATCAGACAATAGCAAAAAGCTGGGCATTCACAAAGACACGAAGCCGGTAAAGGTCAAGAAGGAGTAACTATGGCTGCGAAAGTTACCGCAAAGGATCGAAAGGAACACAGCGCTGTTGGCGGAGGTCGTTTCCCTATCGCTACAAAGCAACAGGCCATTTCAGCGCTGAAGCTGCGAGGTCATGCCCGCTCGAAAGAGGAGCGCAGGACAATAATTCGCAAAGCTGCTAAATTTGTACCCGCCATGGCAAAAAAGGCGTGGGATGAGGACAAAAAGGCAGGTTTGATCTAATGGAAGATGCAAAAGTTGTGGTTGAACTAAGGAAAGAACACGGCTTTTACTTTATTGGGTCCCGACTTCTCGCCAATGGCAAAAATTTGCCAACCCGTTTCCTGCATATTGATCTTGACCAGGAAGGCGTAGAAGTCCTAAATATATCTATTCCGCTTCGTTATGTTGAACTCAAGATAATTGAAGCTGAATAAGAACCTTACTAGGAGAAATAACATGTTTAGAACTTTCCCGACCCTTGATGGGGACTCGGGCGCCGGTGGTGGAAGCACCACTCCGCCCGACAATTCCGATCAACAGGACTACAAAAAACTATACGAGAATGCGCAGGCCAGGCACCAGAAGGAACTTGATGCCGCCGAGAAGCGGCGTGCTGGCCTACAGCAGACATACCAGACAGAACAAGATGCTCACAAGACGACCAAGACAGAACTTGAACAACTCAAAAGCGGATTTGCTACCCTGACTAGCGAGAAAGATGATCTCCAGACAAATTTCTCCAAGTTGGAAACGGAGAAGTCGGAGTACGAGATCGAACTGGAGACATTGCGCCGTAAGGAAAAGAGAGCCGGGCTTATCTTCAAGAAGTATCCCGAGCTTGCTCCTTTCGAGGCCGATGGATTGCTCCCGGAAGCCGAAGAAGAAAAACTCGATGAGACTTTCGGCCTTTTCCTGGAAAAACTAGGCGTCGTCAAAGAGAAGGGCAAAGAGGAATTTGGCAAAGGTGGTACAGGAACACCTCCTCCAGCAAAGATTCCTGAGTCCGAAGGCCCTAAGGCGCTTTTGCAGCAGGCATACGCCTCTGTATCGAAGGGTGACCTAAAAGGCTACAATGAGTTTTATGACAAGTATCTGAAGGCCGTTGAGAAGCAAAAATCCTAATCCACTTGCAATTTTTGGAGGTGCCTCATGGCATTTGAAGATTATTATAACAATAACCCAATATCTGTAATCGATACCAATAACTGGGATGAGCGACTGGCTACAGTCGCGATGAACTTCCAGATTGGCCCAACGATCTACACCCCGCTTATCGATTATGTCAATTATTCCCAGCAGTCTGGCGCGCAGAACACCTTTGTGACCGACTTGCTTGAAGGCGATGTTGACAACGATGAGATCTCAACCACCGCGGCCTATATCGATGAGCCCGCTGGCATTGACAGTCGCCAGCGCAAGGTTTCTGTGGCCAGGTATGGCGATAAGGTCCAATACTCAAAGTTTTCCACCCCGTTCAATATGTGGCAAATGGGCGGTGGCCGCGATTGGCGTCCTCTCCTGCGCGGCGTCCTAGGCAGCAATGTCCGGCGCAAGCTAGAGATTTTGGCGCGCAATGCGCACTTGGCCGGCCCACGGTCCTATTGGACCTATGCTGGCAGCGCTGCTGACTTCGGCGATCTCAACCAGGGTACCAAGTTCTCGCTGGACGCCGTTAATGGTTGGCGGCTGCGGCTTGGCAACTCCCCGACCCCACTCATCACGGGTGAGACCGCAAAGATTGCCATCCTTCCACCCGGTTCCATCTATGATTTCCAGGAAAGCTTGGCTGGCGCGGCCACCAATGAAGGCCAAATGTTCCGCGACGCCTCTCTGTATCAAGGCAAGTTGCAGTATGAGGTTGGAACGTATAAGGGTGTTCGTTTCGTGGAATGCCCGAATGACCGCTATGGTCAGAATATGGCCGTTCTCTATAATGCAGGCCCGATTGCGATCCAAGCAGAAGTCTCTGCCGCGATCTCCCGCGGCGATGGTTGTCCAGATCCAGAGAGCGAGAAGGTTGACGATGTTTGGTATGTGGGCCAGAAAGACGTGACTCACTATATCCAACTTGCTGCCGGCGCCGATATGTCGGCCTTTGAACTCAACGATCAGGTTTCTCTCCATACTGTTCGCACAGACACTTTCGGCGTTGTCAATGGCTGCGATTTTCGCAGCGGCAAGACCGTTGTTCGCCGCATTGTGGCCATCGATGCCGTAAATAAACGTCTGGCGTTTGACCGCCCAATCATGAAGCCCTATGAGAGTGAAATTGCGACTGGCGTATATGCCTATATAACGAAGGCGACCCATGTCGGTTTCATTCTTGTGGCTGGCGGACGTGGCGGCGTGGTCTGCAATGTCAATACGCCTCTTGCTTTCTATGAGCCAGTGGCCATTGATGACTTCCAGTCAGTCTACCGCTTCGTGTGGGACATTTGGCAGGGCTACAATATCTGGGAGCCTGGCCTCTTTGAGTGCCACTTCTGCGCCGTGTCCTTGCCGAAGCCTGGTGGCATAATTGCTCCGCCTGCTGCTTAATATGGGCAGCTAAACCATAAAGGTATTGAGTGCGGTATGGAAGCAACTCTAGCAGAAATCAAAGAGAAAGTGATTAGAGTTCTCGCTGATGAAGTGATGACTGGCGAATACGGAGAACCCCTTAGTGGGGCCATCTTCAGCGCCGATCTACTTCTGGATGCGATCTGTGCCGCACTTAATGCCATTACCGTAAGAGTTTGGAAGTCGGAAATAGTCACCATTGACGGAGGAGTGACAGAATACAAAATGCCTGGCGATCTATTGGGCATTGAGGGCGTTTACGATCTGGCTACTGGATTGTTCCTTCCGCAGATGTGTCTTAAGGCAAATATGAATACCATCATTGGTATCGAAAGAAATGCCTGGACGAATTATCCTGAAGGAATGCTCACCTTTATCAACGAGTTAGACGGAGATGGCGCAACTCTCTATTACAGTGCTACTTGGACTAAGCCGGAAGAGGACAATGATCTACTAGACCCCCCGGAAAGTACAACCACTGCTATCATTTTATACGCTGCTTCTTATTGTCTACTCAATCAAGCTAGTGGATCGGCTAACATCCGGCAATATGCAACCAAGATAGATGCTGGACAGCCAACCGACATCCCGGCAAAAGATATGTCCGACTTCTTCTTACGAAGATTTAACCTAGAACTTCAAGGTCTGCCAACTCGTCAAAAGGGTATTGTACAATGACCCAAGTAGTAAATTTGATCCTTGATGCACTGGTCGCCCATCTGGTTGAGACAATGCAAACTGCAATCAGCGAGAGCGATCTCACTTACGCCGATGTCGTCAAGAAGGGTCTTCTCCAATCTGACAAGACCAAGAAGAATGTACAAATTGGCGTAAGCGGCGGCGATCATGAGGATCCGCTCTACACGGATGGTATTGTAACCCTTGAAAAACTACCCAATATCGCCTTCAATATTCCGGCCCGAGAAGTCGGTGGAGGGCAAATGTGGTGGCGGCGTGGAGTAGCCCGCATCGAATGTTTCTTCGTCAAGGAGCGTCTTACTGAGGCGGAGGCGCA